AAACCCAACAAACGAACAATCCATAAATTATAAAACAATGACACTTAAAGAATTAAGAGAAATCATCAAAAAAGCTCTCAAGGAAAGCACTATTGACGTGCCCGGGGACCCTAATAAATTAACACCCCAACAAAAATCAGCAGAAATATCTAAAGCTAGACGAACCACACGTAAACCTAACTTAGGCACAGCTATCGATCCTGTAGATTTTATTTAAACCAATTAAAACTAGTTATATGAACAAAAGTATTATTACCCTAACCATTGTTGTATCTATCATTCTAATTCTTATTAACTTAGGACTTAGACACGACAAAACTAACTTCCAGTCTCAAATAGACTCGTTAAACCGAGCTAATGATTCTTTATTAGCTAAAGTTGAAGACAATCAAAAACTCATCCATCGTATTGATTCATTAAATGCTGTGTTGGATAATGAGATTCAAAACACTAAATTTAAAATGGGTGAGTTAAACGGTAAAGCAAATATTTATAAAAAATTGTACAATGAAGAACATAATCGTGTTGACACTATGTCTAATCCTGTCCTCGTTCGCGAATTCACAAACGCTTTCGATTGATACCCAATGTTGTGTACCTTGTGCTACTTTGAAAAAAGCACTACTGGTTAAAACAGAAAGAGATTATTTAAAGAATCAAATTGGAATCACTCGTGATTCTGTAACTCTTTTAAATGTTATTGTATCTCAACAAGATACATTGATTAAAAATAAAAACAATCAAATTGATTTATATAAAAAGAATGAATTGAATTACGTTCAAATCATTGATAATAAAAATAAACAAGTTGAGTTATATGATAAAGCGTTAAAAACAGCTAAAAAAGGTATAAAAGTAGCATATGGTGTTGCTGTAGTATCTATTATTAGTGGTTTGCTAGTTGCACTATGAGTGAAAATGTAGACTATAGAGAAATCATCAAGCAGGAATACATTAAATGTGTTCAGGACCCTGCTCATTTCATGAAAAAATACTGCCACATCCAGCATCCGCAACGTGGTAGAGTATTATTTAATTTATATCCCTTCCAATCTAAGGTATTACATTTATGGAGAGATAATCCATATTCTATTATCTTAAAATCAAGACAGTTAGGCATATCAACATTAGCCGCAGGTTATTCTTTATGGTTAATGTTATTTCATAAAGATAAAAACGTTCTTTGTATTGCAACTAAGCAGGATACTGCTAAAAACATGGTTACAAAAGTACGTTTTATGTATGATAGTTTACCTTCATGGTTAAAAGAAAAAGATAAACCACTAGAAGATAGTAAATTAACATTAAGATTAAACAATGGTTCCCAAATCAAAGCAACATCAGCAAGTTCAGATGCAGGTCGATCAGAAGCCGTTTCTATGCTGCTTGTAGATGAGGCAGCGTTCATTGAAAATATTGGAGAAATATGGGCATCAGCACAACAAACACTAGCCACAGGTGGTGGAGCAATTGTACTTTCAACACCTTATGGAACTGGAAACTGGTTCCATCAAACATGGACTCGAGCAGAAGCAAAGGAAAATGATTTCCTTCCTATTAGATTACCCTGGTTCGTTCACCCTGAACGAGATGAGGCATGGAGGAAAAAACAAGATGAATTACTAGGTGATCCTAGATTAGCAGCACAAGAATGTGATTGCGATTTTAGTACTTCAGGTGAAGTAGTATTTTATCCTGAATGGTTAGACTTTATTAAAGAAACAACAATACGAGAACCACTCGAAAGAAGAGGAGTTGACCAAAATTTATGGATATGGGAACCTGCAGACTATACAAGAGATTATATGGTAGTAGCAGACGTAGCTAGAGGTGATGGTAAAGACTTTTCAACTTTTCACATTATGGATGTAGCAACTAATGTACAAGTTGCTGAATATAAAGGACAAATGTCTACTAAAGAATTTGGATATTTTCTAGTAGGTATTGCTACTGAATACAATCAGGCTTTATTGGTGGTTGAAAACTCATCTATTGGGTGGTCAACCATAGAAGCTATTTTGGAAAGAGGATATAGAAATTTGTATTATTCTCCTAAAGGAGGTGATACTTTAACAGTTGAGTCGTATTTTCAAAGATATGAAAATAATCCTAATCTAACTCCTGGTTTTACTATGTCATTAAAATCACGCCCCCTAGTTATAAATAAATTTAGAGAATACATCGGAGATCGTTCTGTAATAATCCAATCAAAACGGTTATTAGAGGAAATGAAAGTGTTTATCTGGAAAAATGGACGAGCTGAAGCTCAAGGAGGATACAACGATGACTTAGTAATGGCTTTTGGTATTGGAATGTATCTAAGAGATACATCATTACGTTTTCAACAACAATCACAAGACTTAACAAGAGCCTCTCTTAATTCGTTTAAAGCAACCCAAATGAATACCTCAGGAGTATACTCACCTAAAACAGCTTATGGTGGTAATCCCTGGAGTATGGATATAGGAACTGATAACGAAGATATTACTTGGCTTCTCTAAATATTTATAACAAACACAAATGGCAGATACCAGTTTATTCACGCGACTTAAACGATTATTTTCAACGGATGTTATCGTAAGAAACATTGGTGGAGATGAACTTAAGATTATAGATGTTAACAAAATTCAACAAGCAGGACAGGTTGAAACCAACTCATTAATTGATCGATTTACTCGATTACACTTAACAGGAGCAGCCCCTATTTATAACCCTGCTCTTAATTATCAAACATTAAGAACTCAACTATACTCTGATTATGAGGCTATGGATACAGATTCTATTATTGCCTCTACATTAGATATTATTTGTGATGAATGTACTTTAAAGAACGATATGGGAGAAGTACTTCAAATTCGTTCTAGTGATGATGATATTCAAAAAATTCTCTACAATTTATTCTATGATGTATTAAATATTGAATTTAACTTATGGGCATGGATTCGCCAAATGTGTAAGTATGGTGATTTTTTCTTAAAGCTAGAAATTGCTGAAAAATTTGGTGTATACAATATTATTCCCTATACCGCATATAATATTAGCCGAGAAGAAGGATACGATGTTAAAAACCCGGCATCAGTAAGATTTAAATTTGACCCCGATGGATTATCAGGCGGTGGCTCTACTGCTTCAGGATATGCATATACAAACAGGATAGATAATGCTATCTATTTTGATAACTATGAAATAGCTCACTTCCGTTTATTAACAGATGTTAACTATTTACCTTATGGTCGTTCATATATTGAACCTGCGCGTAAATCGTATAAACAGATGGTATTAATGGAGGACGCGATGCTTGTACATCGTATTGTTAGAGCGCCTGAAAAGCGCGTTTTCTACATGAATGTTGGTAATATTCCACCAAATGAGATAGATGCATTTATGGAAAAAACAGTTTCTAAAATGAAACGTACTCCATACATTGATCCTCAAACAGGCCAATACAACTTAAAATTCAACATGCAAAACATGATGGAGGATTTTTATATTCCTGTTCGTGGTAATGATGCAACAACCAAAATTGAAACTACAAAAGGATTAGAATACGATGGTATTCAAGATGTTACATATTTAAGAGATAAAATGATTGCTGCTCTTAAAGTACCTAAAGCATTCTTTGGATATGAAAAAGATTTAACAGGTAAAGCAACATTAGCGGCTGAAGATATTCGTTTTGCTCGTACAATTGAACGTATTCAAAAGATTATTTTATCTGAATTATATAAAATTGCTTTGGTACATTTATATTCTCAAGGATACAATAATGAAGGGTTAACTAATTTTGAATTAGGATTAACTACACCTTCTATTATTTATGATCAAGAAAGAATTAACTTACTTAAAGAGAAAGTAGAATTAGCTCGTAACATTATTGATACTAAACTTTTACCTACAGACTGGATTTATGATAATATTTTCCACTTTAGTGAAGATGAATATGATAGCTATAGAGACTTAATGCGCGAAGATATGAAACGCACATTCCGTTTAACTCAGCTTGAAAGTGAAGGTAACGATCCTATTGAAACTGGTAAATCATATGGTACACCACACGACTTAGCTGCTTTATATGGTACGGGTCGTTATGAAGCATCTAAAAATGTTCCTGGTGGATATAATGAGGATGAGCCATTATTAGGACGCCCTAAAGAAAAAGTATCAGATATTAATACTCAAAATAATGCTTTGGGTAGGGATAGATTAGGAGTTAAAGCTACAAAGATAGATGACCAGGAAAACTATAGTCCTACCCGACCACAGGTATCATATGAGGCTAAAACAGCATTATTAAAAAATAAATCATTATTTGAAAGTTTAAATAAAAAATTATCATTTGATGATGAACAAAGAGCTGCCTCTTTATTAGATGAATCTAAAATTAAGGAATAATTTTTTTAATCATATTTATAATAAATGACTAAGCTTAAGCATAGCAAATATAAAAATTCTGGGTTAATTTTTGAATTGCTTATTAGACAGGTAACCGCAGATACTATTTCGGGAAAACAATCACCCGCGCTTGATATTATTAAAAAGTATTTTCTTAAAAGTGAATTAAGTAAAGAATATAAATTATACGAATCATTGTTAAAAAAATTACCTTTAACTGAATCAACTGCTAATATTGTTATTAATACTATTTTAGAAACTTCTAAAAAATTAAATCGAGGTAATCTACGTAGAGAAAAATATAATTTAATTAAAGAAATTCGTGATAATTATAATTTAGATGAATTTTTTAAAATTAAATTACCTAACTATAAGGCATATGCTGCTTTATATTCATTAATGGAAGTTTACAATAATGATAACTTGGTTAATCCTGATGCTATTATTACTAATAAAGTAACATTACTTGAAATTTTAACCACATCTAAAATTAATAAAAAAGAGGTTAAAGACGAGGTAATTGAGGAATTTAAAAAATACGATAAAGATTTACGTATTTTAACTTATCGTATACTGTTAGAAAAATTCAACGATAAGTACGATGGTTTAAATGAAAAACAAAAAGCCGTACTAAAGCAATTTATTACTGAAGTAGATTCAACACCTAAACTAAAAGAATTTTATAATAACCAAATCAGCGAAATTAAAACTGAATTAAAAACACTAATTAAATCAGTTGATGATAAAGTTACAGTAATTAAATTAAATGAAATAGTAAATATTATTTCTGAATTATCTAAAGAATCTTCAATTAATAACGAAGATATAGTTAATCTTTTACAATATTATCAATTGATCGATGAAATTAGAACAGTTAGTAAATAAGATATTAAGTGAGGTAGAACCTACTCCTCGTAAGTTTACTGTTGAACCTGGAGAAGTTGACCCTGAAGCTCGTAGTGTTGTATCTAAAGTAACATATACTCCTAACTTTGAAAAACTTCTTAAAGATGCTTTGCAATTAGAGTCTACCTCTAGAGCAGTAATGTTACAAGCTGAAGAAGATCAGGAATTTGAAGATATTTTTAAAGAAATACAATACATTAAAAATAGAATTAGAGGTCATCTCCGCAACAATTATCGTAAAGAATACGAAAAAATGAAAGGCAAATGAAAAAGAAACAACTTAAAGAAATTATAAGAAAAGTTGTTACTGAAATATCTGCCACTGGAGGCGGAGTGGCAGGAGCAGGTATGTCTATTGGAGCTGGAGAGCAATATGCTACTCCATTTGCTTTTAACCCCAATAAAAAAGCTAAAGGTACCGCTCGTAATTATTATTTAAAAATGGGTTGGAAACTTGTTAATAAGAAACAAATGAGAAAACAAGCTAAGGGTATGGAATATAAAGATTTCTGGAAATAATGGCAACTTATAATGTTGATGTCACTCAAAGCGCTACAATATTCCCTGCTAATTTAGCCGCAGGATCAAACTCAGTATTTGCTATATCTAACAAATTATCATTTTCTAGTTATTTTGTATTAGAAACAATCCCCTTATACACCTCAACTACTCCTAAAAATACATCAGGTTCTTTTACTTTAGGGGCAGGATTGTCTGGTTTTCAAGCAGGCAATTATTTTATAGGGGTAGTAGTTGCACCTGGAGGTGGTAATTTAACTTTCGTAAATGCTGTACCTATTACTGGGTCTACATTGATGATGAAAGGAATGGGAAGTTCAAGATAACATATTCTTTACAAATAATACATATTTATAACATATGAATAACAAACGCTACCTAAAAGTAAAAATGCTAAACCTCCAACAAGAGGTACAAGCACTTTTAGCTAAAGGTGAAAATTTAGGACCTGGTGTTTTTGACGCTATTGCAGACGATATAGAAAAGTTAACAACTCAAATTATTGACTTACGTAAAAAATCTCAACCTACAACAGCAGCTGATACTGAATCTCCTGAAGCTGAAGTTAAAGAATCTACCCCTCTTAGCTTAGAAGGTTTATATAAAGAAATTAAAGCTGTACCAGGTAGTACTGGATTGGGGAATAAAGATAATGAAGATGTAGAAATGTATTATTTTGTAGATGAAGATGGTAATGTTAATAAATTAGGTAAATTAAATCCTGATGAACTTAAAAAAGCCGAAGCTGAATTACA